CTAACTGAATAAGAGTGATATCGATCGTCGCTTGGAAAGTAATTGGCAGCGAAGTATCTGGGTCTGTGTATGTTCCTTCGACTGTCCAACGTACGGCATTATTTGTTGTCGGAACGTTTACTTTTGTTGTTAACACACTGTTTGATGTGCCGCTCTTATACTCACTATCAGTATTTGTTGTAGAAGTTATTTCGGTAGTTGTTGCTCCTACTGTCTTTTTCCATTTAACGCCTGATACAGCAGAACCAATCAAGCTTCCTGTGCTTCCTGCTTTTGTTAAGTTAAGCGTTAAAACTTGTGCAGATGATCCGAAATTCGGTGAATATGCGTTAGTCGTATTATTGTATGTCTGAGTTGTTGTTTGACTTGCTGAGATCCACGCATTTAGCGCGGGCGCATCATACAAATCAATAATTGTAATTTGACCACTTGAAATTGTTGCCATTATTTCATCTCCTTTATATTTCGACGATATCGCAGCCGAAAGTTGCGCGTTTATTGACATCATCTATTCCAATCGTTACGCTTTTTACTCCGCTGGCATGTATTGCATTCCACGCTTCGTCTGGTGTTCCATCGCCATTTGTTTTGGTCCATCTAAATTGATTCGCATCTAATAAATCAGTAACGTTCTCATCGCCCCTAAAAACAACGGCGTGAATGACAGTTGATATCACTCCATTCTTAAAAAGCAGACCATTGGAGGATAGGAGTTCGACGTTGTATGGACTTTCGCCATTTATAACCTTGACTAAACTTATTTCGTCTTGTACTACGGGCATTCTCCCACCTCCTAATAATCAAATGACCGATCGGCACCTTTGCCAAAGCGAATCAAATCGACATGCCTTGTTTTTGTGTTCAATACGATCACATCCCATAAATCTTCTTCTAAAACCCCAAGCGGTCTGTCCCCTTGGTCTTTCTTCGGACGGCTCACAGAACAGCCGATAGAGTAGTTCACTGTTCCGTTAGTATCTTTACTGATTCGGTCGTTGTGCATGTGTCCATGCGCTAAAAAAGCAAGCGTTCCTTTATGACCCTCAAAGTCACAAGAAATACTTGCTGTGAAGTCTGTATTTGCATTGTATGTTCGACTGTACGTACCACCAGTGACAAAGCTATCAATGATTCCATCAATCATTTCGTAGTTATATGCGTAATAATCCATATCTGTTTTATAACGTTTGCCAAACGGATAATGTTGATATATGGATACATTCGTATCAGTTGGTGTGTCTTTCAACACATCATATAGCCATTTTATTTGGGCTTGACGATAGCCAGATACGTTGATATCAATATATTTTGCAAAGCCATCGTCATCTAAACTAATAGGAACATCCTGTGCATTTAGTATAATCACTCTATTTTGCTTATCAGGCACATCGTAGTAATAATACCCCTTCTTATCGAGAGGGTTTTCTACTATATCGAAGATCGTGCTTGGTCTTGTAGCAATTTGGTACATCTCTTCATGTGTGATCACTTGGCGAAGTTTGCCGTGCAGTGAGGTCATTGCAGTTTTAGGCTGGTAATTCTTCACGGTTTTCGTGATCGAATTCGTAACATTGTCTCCCCATGAATTGTTGCAATGGTTTCCCCAAGTCACAAAGTATGGTGCGTTTGACATCCCCAACGTGCTGACTGCTTCTCGATAATTAGACAGTGCGATATTTTTATTAGCTGTTGATCCATCATGTGTATCGCCGTTTAGAACGACATAATCGACATCTACAAAATTGGTAAATTCAGCAACGTTTTTAATATGGCTATTACTACGTCCATAGTTTTCTAGATCGCCACGCCCTATGGAATCAGTCGCATAATGTGTATCTGATATATGGACGCTAGTGATCGTGTCTTTGGTTTGCAAACGCAAAACCTTGCGGGCCACGTCACGCAAACCGTTTAAAAAGTAAATAGCTTGAACAAAGTGATTGTCAAAAATCGTCAAAGCACAACGGATACTGGATACTTCGGTAAAATCGTTACTCGTTACTTGCACCGTTGGTCCAGACTGATTGTACAAGTCTTCCCACGCTGTATCGTGGTTGCCATCCTTATCAACTTTAAACCACAAAATATCATCAGCTGATACACTGGATGTAATATCCACGCCATCTTTATAGATCATTGCAGTGATATTCGTTGTTTTTTCTTCCCCCTCAACAAAACTGACTCCATTATCAGGAATCAACTTAATCAGGTAGATACTGTTTGGCTTGTTCATTTGCTGCTGCCTTGCCGTGAGATCGCTGCTGATAAGACTTTCTAATAATTGATAATTACCAATTGTTGCTTTGTTTTCAGCAGGGTTACTACGATGAATTTCCTTGTTTAATACCCTAGCCTTGACTCTTAACGCTGGGTTGTACTCCTCGTCAATAAATGTAAGCCAATCGCCAATTTCGAAGTCTCCATCATTAAATAGCATATCGACCTCAGCGGAAAAGGTAGGTTGGCTACGAGTTTCCAATATTGTTCTTAATTCGTTATAGTTTTCAATGGGTGCTGTTCCTGTACTTGCATAGCGCCCTGTTATAAACCCGCTAAACCTTTCAACGGATGTGTTTCCTCGTCCGTATAATGCGTTAGCTTCTCGATCATAGATGATTGATTCTCCAACTCTAGTGAAAAAACGTCCATCACCTGTGCCTAAAGAGTCAAATCCGTGGTTTGTGTCTTCAATTGCAGTAATAACATTATCAATATCCACTGACTTTTGCATTGAAATCACATCTACACCAGAATACAAAATTTTCCCAGTGTCTTTGGCGCCTATATTATAATAGATATTTACTAACTTGCGGATGACTTTCATATTTTGAAAATCAACAGTAAAAGTAACTTCACAATCAAAGGCTTCACATATCCTTTGTATGCGTGCTAACGGCGTTTCATCTGTGCTGGTATCAACTAATCGTTTAATATCTGAGCCAAGCTCATTAACCCCAATGGACCAACCTGTGTCGTATAATTCTCGATTAATGTAATAATCAACATATTGGGCATTGTTACTGGTAAAAATAGAAGCGGAACCGTTCCTAAGTTCGGTTCCTATGTCTACACAAGATATAGGGCGTACTGACTCATCCTCTGACTCTAGCGCTCGCACGAACAAACAAATGTCTTCACCACGATCATTCTGGAATACCACATGATTCGCTTCTTTGATTAAAGATGATTCATAAGGGGCATTTGGATCATAATCATTTATTCTTGGACCAGTTTGTTTGTAAATGTCCATGGTCAAAGTGTTTAGTAATGTTCTGTTGGTCAACCCGACATCGTGGATATCATCTGCTACAACAATTCCGTCTGAGGCCTCTGTGTCAATAAACGTCAAAGGGTTGAATTGCCTGTCAAGAAAATGATAAATCATAGATATCTCTCCCTTATAGTTAATTTGCCCTCAAATGATCCATCAGAAATAGCAACTACCTCATTAGTTCCTTTTTGCGCTGTCAGAAATTGACTGCTCCCGGTTACTCGATAGCTATCATCTCGTATACCATTGATGTACACACGGTTGGTTGCGCCATCCACGAATAAATTATCCCCCTCATAAAATGTTTTAGGTATCAACGATTCTGTGTCTGTGTTAAATTGAGTGATCCTGGTATGGGTCAACTTGATACTCATTGTCCGATAGTTCCTCCACTGGGCCATAAATGCATTGATAATGCTTGCGGATAGCATAGCTACTGTATTATTTGTCCAAGATTTTATTGGCGTACTCCAAGTTTCTTTCCAGGTATCACCGTCTATCCTAGCTAACCTAAAATAAAACTTATTCCCGACTTTCCCCATAAGTAACGATCCAAAGAATCCACCATTATAAGTTAGTACACTTTTGGGCAAATTAGCTTCATAGATACGATAATCACCCACGAAAAACGAGTATGTCACTTGATCACTAGTAGTCGTGTTATCTTTCATCTCGAAACCTAGGATAAAATTATTGTCTGCATCTGAATAATTTATTTCAATCAAACCTTGGCAAAGTGGCATTTGTGCTTTAGTACCTCTTGGCTTAAACTCCAACCTATGCAAAACTTCAAAATCAGTAAGGGGATCAGTCAACATCCTTGTTATAGTTGGCCCATGCCAATATCCAGGCTTAGAAGTATCAAAGGAACCGTATGAGGCAGGTGCGACATCAGTCTTTCCCCACGTCAATGTGCCTTCTACCTTTGAGGTATTATCGCCATCGTCATATCGCCATCTCGGACGACCTACATTTACAGACCATAGGTTTTTAGTCGCAGTACCCATATCGTCATTCATGATTTTATCGGATGCAATTGAATTCTCACTATCCTCTGAATATGACGTTCCCAGCTGCACGATATTTTCGGACGAAACAAAACCGATAGAGTTGGCATCACTCGTAAAAGTGACGTCAATGTCTATCGGTGTCTGATATGTCCCGTTATTTTGAACAGTGGCTAATGTGTCTCCGTTAGTTGTGATAAATAGGAATGGCCTAGATTCCATTGCGTGGGCAATTCCATCTTCACATAAAAACTTCAACTCTCCGAAAGCCTCTCCTTTGCTATCAAGTGATCGTTTCCAGCTTGATTCTCCTGTTAATTCAACTAACCAGTATCTGTCAGGTTCATCTGAGAACCAAAGTCGCTGCCGTTCTTCAGCGAATAAAACATTTGCCAAATCATCCTTTGTCTGTCTAAAGTTTCCGCTCAATGCGTACAATGGCAAAGTTATTACTCTGTGGGTCAATCTCTTATTAGTTGCACGAGATCCATTTGCTCTTGCCATCTGAACCAGATCATGTTGCACTTCAGGAAAGAGACCACGATCTGGCTCATCGGTTAAATCAAAGTAATCTGACAAACTGACATCATTTAATTTAATCTCTAAATCGCTAATCATATCGTTCTCCTTCCTGCTTTGATATCATTTAGTTTTTGTTGATTTGTTTGTCTAGTTTCAATTGATTTCATTACGTTTCGTCCATCGAGAATTAGCTGCATATTTCTCAAGTCATCACCGAAGTTTGACATGATATCTATCAGCATCTCAAATTGCTTCGAGTAATCCTGTGTACGGAAGTTAATTGAGCTTGATTCGGTTGCAGGCGTCAGGCTCCTTAGATTTCTAACCAATGAAGAATCTTCCGGAATACCCACGCCGTCAGCATACTTTGGAATGCCCAAGCGTCGCATGATCGATTTGGTGATACTAGCTCGAGCAACCTTCGTTCCTGCAGGAGCATTGGGAATATACACATTTCGACCTTGAGGTATAAATGGAGCCTGACCAGGGAACTGAACCAACTCTTTGTATAATGGTCCAGATTGATCATTTACGATCATATCTCCGCCCGGATGATAATTTGTTCCTTTGGCATTTGGAATAGCCGTCTGTCCCGTTCTTCTCCCACGATACTCAACATCGATTACCACATTTTTGCTATATACTTGAGCAATTTCATTTTTTGCTTGCGTAACCTGTGAGTAGTCAGCCGTCGCATGCAGATGTTTAGCCCCAACCGAAGTTTCGTTGTAAAGATTCAATTTACTTCTAGCTGTATCGAAATTATTTACCGCATTTGTATTATTACCTAGTAAAGTTTTTAATGCAGGCGGGAGCTTATTATACTCATCCAGTGCAGCTTTTGTTTGCTCCACCGTCAGTTTTGCTGGATCGTCTGCAATTAATGTTTTTAATTGTGGAGATAAACCATTCCATTGCTCTAATTGGCCATTAGACTCCATCAACTTATAGACAGCATCAGCATTGGTTACTCCTAGCAATTTCCTATCTGCGTTGTACTGATTCCACATGCCTAGTTTTTCAATTGTATCGTAAAGCTGCAGTTTAGCTTCATCGCCATCCACTAAAAGTTGTTGTTCCGTCAAATAAAGTTCATTCCATTTTCCAGATTCACCCATTGCGATTGCAATTTCTTCTTTAGCGTTTGTTGAAATATCTGCATTCTTAGCAATAAACCGTAATTGTTCCCAACCTTCATAGGTAGAAGACATATCCTTTAGCACGTCAGCCATGTTAGTACGTACTTCTCCAGTTTTAGGATCAAAAGCCAAGCTGTTCCACTGCATATCAGCTTCGTTTGTGCCTTTTGCCAACATGTCTAGATTTTCGTTTGTTGAATTTACGCTTGCGTTTACAAGTTGAGATACTTCATCAACTGTCCAGCCATACATCTCCCATACACCAGCCATATCTTGAAGACTAAAGCCTTGCTCCAACCCTAACTTTGCAT